AGAAGCCTGTGGCAGCACAATTTATTTCGATCAAGTGAGATGAGCATTGTTTTTCCTCCTAATGATCGTATCAAGTCTGATTTCAGAAGGGATGGCGCGAGTCGAACGCGCAGCGGGAAATTCCCGCGCCCAACCGTGAGCATCCCACCCGGCGCAGCGTGGGCGCATCGTCTCTGACGCTATACGCTGCATGAAGGTGTATTGAACGCGCCCGCACCACCATTTTATCGGGTAGTCGCATTCTTGCAGCCATGCTTGCTCAACGCATCAACCGGGTCTTCTACCATTAACCGGCGAAAGGCATGGTTCCCCAATGCAAGTCTTTTTGAGGTGTTACTTACTTAATCGTCGAAGTACGGAGCTGTTGGAAACAGGTTCTTTATCCCATTGTTCTGGTATAACCGGATGCCAGTGTTTGATGTCTATATCCTGCTCTTTTGCCAATTGAAAACAGGTCTGACAGCGGTGTGTTCGGTGTCCACCCACCCGATATGGAACCCAGCGACGAACATCAAAACACCATTTCCAGGAATATCCACAGAGTGTGCGTTCGCCATCCTCTTGGGTGATATGAATTCCTGAAGGCATCCCCGTACTATCCAGCCAACCTATTTTTGCCATTCTTGGCCTCTATCTTCCCAAGCGCCGTAAGGCGTGAAGCCAGCGCCTGGGCATCGTCATGGGAATCGGTACGTACTGTGAGGATGGAAACGATCCCAGCAGCGCAAGCTGGTAGGTGGCCACGTCATGCATGTACTCGTGGACAACCTTCTGCGCTTCCCCATAAGAGAAAGCGACGCCGGGATGACATTCACGGAGCTGCTGCGTGATTTGAAGAGGCGTAAAAGAGTCTCGATGAGCGACTCTTTCCCTGAGCAATCCCTTGATCAGAACATTCTGTGCCTTTGCGTTCAGAATAGTCAGGCTCATGTCGGTGTCTCCTCTCTCACAGATCGTTTTTAAATGTGCAGCTTTCCAGGCACGGGAAAAGCTGGCGCGCGGTTCTTTCGCTCTGGAGTAAAAAGCCCTGCGCGCCTACGTATTCGGCTGAGTGTTCGCCCGGATACCAGCGCGCGCAGAACTGGTGTCCTGGCAGAATCACGGCAACGACAGTTGTTACCAGGTCTTCGCCTTGCACAACAACGCGCGTCCATCCTGGCTGGTCGTCCATGCTTTCTTCGTGAGCAGCGCCAAAGATCATGGTGGTTTGGTAACGATAGATGAGGTCGCCATCTTCAAGGCGTTTGTCAGCCGCCTCATCGAAGGGAATAGCAGTCATGTCGATTGTCTCCGTTTCAAATAGTATACTCCCTATTTCAGCAGTGTCGCAACTTAACGCACTTCGTCGTCTCGACAGACCAGCACTGGGCCTATGATTTCATCGTAGTGGCTGAGGATTTCCCTGGCGCTGAACTCGCGCCCCTTTTGAAACAGGAGGCTGGCAGTCACATTGGTTTCCTGGTCTGCTTTCAGCCGTGCTTCTTCGTCGCAAATCATAATCCGCCCATCTTCGAGCGGAACGATCTCGATCATGTCCACGCTCAGCAGATCGTAGAGTTCCTGGAGCCGGAAATTCGTGCCATTCTGGGGTTGGACGGTGGTTTCCGTCCCGTCGGTTTTGTAGAGTGCTGCCACTTGTTTTTCTCCTTGAAAAATAAAGCCACCCCTTTGGGTGGCTTGGGAATTTCCCGCTGCTATGATTCTCCGGCCCAGAAGGCGTCGTCATTATAGTCCCACTTCCAATCGTTATTCCATTCTTCCCAGTTCTCGGTAGCCTTCTCGGGTAACTTCGACGGCGGGCATGAACCTGACGCCTTTGCCAAAAGGGTTGTCGATGAATTTACCCACGTAGGCGACCTGCGGATCACTGATATCCGTGTCAGGTGGAAGCTGGGTTGTAAAACCCTTCTGGGCGAAATGGAAGCCATCGAGTAGGAAGATGACCGGGTTTGTTTCAGGTGTTGGCGCATCAACCTTTTTATCCTCTCGGTTCATATGGTTCAAAACAGCAGTGTAGACAAATGCTGCAAACAGCAGCCCGGCAGCAATCTCTAACCGGAAAAGAAAGAGAGCCGCAAGCGCGGCTCCCTGTAAGACGAGTACAATCCGTAAGCGACTCATATTTCACCTACTACAAGTAGCAAATTGCCATCCTCACTAGTGGCGTACAGTCCGGTGAAATTATCCTGTACGCGGTCTTCATGACCCCGTTGAAGGTAGCCTAAGAGCCGCCCGTTCTTGAGGATGATCTTACGGTCATCCTGCTTTTGCACGGTGAAGGTTTGTCCATCGAACAAGCCTTGCTGCGCCCAGGACTGCACCATTCCCTTCACCCGATCCCGTTCGCCTTTGGATACGTCTCCCATTTTCTCCGGGAGTGCACGCTGCTGCTGTTCGCAGAATGCTCGCTCGTAGGCAAACCATGCGCCATTAACGCGAATGGGAACCCCCGTAGCAATCGAGGCACGAAATTCCTCAACGGCACAGAAGTCTGGCTCGACCAGCACACCGGCTGCTCGAAGCATCGCCAACGTGTGTGGGATCAGTTCCTTCTGCCAGATCAACCCTTCTGAGGTGGGTTCTTCGCCAAAGAGGTAGGCGCGTGTGACTACCGCCGCTAGAATCTGGCCCCATTCGCTTTCAGGATACTGGCACAGCACACGCTGTGTAGCTTGCCATGCCCGCTTAAAATCTTCTGTTTCTGGGTCATGATTGAGATTCCGAAACACCGCTGCGTAAGCGGCTTTGACCGATGCTGCTTGCTTCGTGTAACCACTGCCGTACTGAAAGACCTGAATAGGGGGCATGGTGCGCGCCGCCAGTGTCTTTTGACAGGTTTCAAAATACTCCAGTTCGATCCGAATCCCTTCGAGTAACTGATTAAACCAGTGATCTTCAGTAGGCTGAAAGATGTCACGCAGGTCTTCGGGTAAGCGCTTCTCGACACGAGGAATCAGACCCTGTGGCACCTGGGGGTGCGCTGTAAAATGCTGAGTTGCGTATTCGTCCAACCAGTGTTTCACAAGAGTGGTATCAGTGCCAGTCTTAGCAACAGCGTCCATCACCGACTCGGTGCTGGCTGGAAGCTCAGTGGGTAATGTTCCTTGTGTTGCTTGCAGCACCATCAGCAGATTGATGTACATACCGGGCATCCCCAGGTTGCGTTGGGCTGCGCGAATGCTGGGCATCATCGCACGTACTGAGTAGGGCACGTCAATAACAGCCTGCGGCTCTAAGTCATAGACGTAGGTATGCTGGCGGAAGTCGATGCGCTCAGGAAGCAGGCGGCTGTCCAGTTCTGGCCATTCGTTGAAGAGCGCAGCAGTTGCATCGGTGGGATAGAGGATAGCATACTCACCCGGTTGATTGGGATTACGCCATGCCAGCACCTTAAGGTCGCCATCGTAGTCGTGGAAGGGCAGGCAGAGCAGACTATCATCCTGATCCGCGCCACCCCAGATAGCGGCAAGCTGCTTCCAATCATGATGAGATACCCAGGCGGTTGCATTGTGTTTGTCCAGATCGATCTGACCTTTGGGAATTTCCCGTTTGCCAACAGTATCGACGAACACGTAGTAACGCCCGCCTGGAGCCGGAAACTTGTATTTCTTGAGAGATCGCTGCTGAACCTTGTAGCTAAAAAGCCCAGCGAGAGCGTGCACAATACCACCGAACCACATCGCCTTTCCGCCCGAATTGAGATACTCGGCAATCCACCAACTGCCTTTGATCCCATTGAAGGCGTTATCGAATCCATCCTGCTCGATGCGTTTCAGATGAACTTGCCCATACTGACGTATCCAGCGAAGATAGTGTTTGTTGTCGATGAAGGGATATAGATTAATCATCGACTGCACGTCAATCCACAGCGGCTTACCCCCACTTACAGGCTGTACGCCAACAAAGGTGCGTCCGTCCGTAAGCTTCAATTCCGACTTGGTATCGCAGGGTAGCACCAGATCGGCATCCAGATCGCGCACCACCAGCGCGTGTCCCTTATCTTCACCTCGTTCAGAGAGCACCGTGAACTCAACGCGCCCGGTCTTCAACAGCCGCTTGCGGAGTGCCGCCTTGTTCTCTACAGGCAGGTGACGCAGCAGCCGCTTAAGGAAGCGGTAGCTGATCAATCCCGCGCCATCCCACGTCTTCTGGTTTAGTGTAGCGTCATAGCGAATGTTTACGTTGGTGAAGAAATCCCAGAAGAAGTAGGGACGCATGACGCGACTCAGGCGCTTGCTGAGGACAAATCCACCCTTCGCCATGCTCATTTCCAATGGAAGTGGCGCTTCAGGATAGATGTCTACGACTCGATTCTGGCGCACTAATCGGAGAAAATCGCCTTGTCTGGGCAGATTCCGAACTGCTTCTTCATCCCCAATGGCGGTGGTTACAATCTTCCAGTTCCCGGTAAGCATCGGATAAGACTGTCCACCAAGCCTGGAAAGATGAATCACATCTTCCCCTGTGATACTTTCAATTGACGTAATGACGGTCATTGATCACTCCTGTCTGTGCGCCCAGCAGGGATTTGCTGCAAATAAAAAGCCCCTCATGAGAGAGGGGCTTTGTGCCGCTGTTTAATTGTAAGTATTACCCGCCCTTGATGGCCGGAATCAGGGTGGCAACGTCGCCGTTTTCCACCAGGGTCGATGACTCCACAGCAGCGCCATTGAGACGAAGCTGATCACGGTCAACCGACATACCCGATTCTTCCAGCGCGAATTCCAATGTGGAACCTTCAGGCACTGTCACGGTAGTAACAGCCTGTCCCAACTTAGCGATCTTGACGGTGATCATTTTTGTCCCTTTCTTAGACGAGAAACGAGTAGGTCGCGAAATCGAAGATAAGTTCTTTCGGCAGGTCTTGGCCCTTCAGGTAGCGTTTAACCTGCGCCGAGATAAGCGATGCAATCATGAAAACGTTATAGATGATCGCCCGGGCGGTACACGGCTCCTCAACAGCGTTTTCGTCGCTGTAGAGGGTTGTTTCGTACCATCGCACCATGTCGGGATCGACAGGCTTTACGGTGTGAACACGTCCCACCTCCGCCCCCATTCGTGCTTCGATGTACAACCGTACCGCAGGCTTGTAACGCACGCGCTGCCAGATTGCCTGCCGTGCTGCCATTGAGTCTACCGCGCTGATGACCACACCACTGAGCGGCTGGTCTTCAAATTGACCAAATACATCCAGATCAATGGCGGCGTAAGCCGCCACTGCTTCTGCCAGGGCATCTACTTTCCGTTTGCCCAGATCGTCCTGCCGATAGATCTGGTTGGGCAGGTTATGGGTATCGATAGTATCGCCATCGTAAACGGCGAGACGGGAAATTCCCATCTTCGCCAGCGCAAGGACGGTGGGGGAACCAATCCCCCCCACACCGATCACCGACACCTTTTCGTGAATTTCCGATGGGCTGAGAATGTCCAGCTGTCGCCAGTAGTCGATCACCAGTTTTCGCTCCAGTCCGGGTCTGAGAGAGTAAGGTCTGCTGCATAAGGACGAAAGCTGTAGGGCAGCACTGGTGTTGTCGTCACTTTCTCTGCTACCTCGGCTTTAATGGCGGCAAGAAGTTCCGGATTGTAGATGGGCAGCGTCAAGATGGGGATCTGGTCGATGGTCAGACGTACCGGATCGTATAGGTCAAAGCGGCAGAGGTAATGTCCGCGCTTGTTGCCGACGATGCTGAGCATCCAGCCATTACCGAAATTTCCGGCAGTATCGTCGTCTGTTTTCGACCAGAAGACATTCATGTGGGCGTGTGAATGCCACCACAGCTTGAGTTCTGATGGGTCCAGCCCTAACCGCACAGTCTGGAGCAGGAAACTGGCTACGTCCTCCTCTGACAGCGCAGTAGAGGTGGCGCTGCATTCCTGTTCCAACAGGTGAATATCGGTGATAATCAGCCGCCCATCATATAGGCGAACAGTCCCTAAGCCGCTAATTTCCCCATCGGCAGTGGCAATATACAGATCCAACCACTGCTTGGCTTCTGCTGTGATACTAACTTCCGGCATCTGGTTCAAAATGGCACCTCCGTGTCCTCCGTGTCCTCATCATCGAAGTCAGTTGTGCTTTCTGGTACGATGATACCGGTGGAATCTTCGGCCAGCGGCCATTCCCAGATACGTCTTCCGTAGGTATCGTCTTCGTAAATGTTCTGAAGAAACTCGATGAGAATGCTGATCGCAGCCGCGAATTCATAGGCTGCGACAAGCTTGATGATTCCTTCAGTAATGTTTCCCAGACACAATTCCCCATCTGAATGCTGGTGTGGATGGGAATACTCATTTACTCTACGGGTCTCGTTATGAGCAGTAACCCGTCCACTTTCGACGCGAATGACGATCTTATAGACCCCAAGATCACGAATAGAACCATCACTGAGCGGCACGGTATTCAAATGCTCGGTAGTAACGATGATGCTGCCGTCAAACACTTGAATGTCGGTGACACCCTTAATCTGCCACAGTTTCTCATACTCTGCTTCAAGCTGCGCTACATCCTCGCTGCGGCTTTCGATAACGGCAAGCTGTTGTCGAAAGCTCGCTTCATCGCGAAGTGAGCGTATCAGATCTCCCCGGTATATGCGTACGTCCCGTTCTGCGCGCTGCTGCGAATCGCGAAGGTCATTCAGTGCCCGCTGACGCTGATTACTACAGAGATGAAGGTAATTTCTACGAGATGCCAGCCTGCGCTGTGCTTCACGCTCGGAAACAGATACAGGATCGCTTCCCATCAGTGAGAATGCCTTATCGAGAATGTATCTCAGAATGGGCCCTGCGTTGACTCCGTCATGCGGCAGGTCGAACAGGATGTAGAGCACATCTTCTAACAACTCAGCAATGGTGTCTCCTTCTGGTGAAAGGATAGGCAGTCCTTCGCCGGTAGGCTTAACACCATCACGCTGCCCGGAAGGAATTTGCTGCCTGCAAACCAGGGGATACTCTGCATGATTGGTTTCGAAAGCTGATGCCCAGAAGACTACCACGATGCCATCATCAGCGGCGAACTCCGCTGAATGAGGTTGTCCGTGCTGATTTTGGACATAAATCTTTTGCTCAGTACGGTTGGAGAATTCCAGGAACACAGGAAGCATTACACTCCACTGTTCCATATTCCCTGAGTCAAGACGTACTCGGTCAGCCGCAGGCACCAGTAAGTAGAGATTACTGCGATTTGTCCTTACCTGTCCGAAGTGGGAACGCACCTCAAATGCGTCCAGCACCCGGTTAAGCTCTGCTGCCGGGATAGCGACACCAGCTAAAGCCTCTGGTTCACGGATAGAGGCTTCAATGAAGGGAATTCCCATCTCACTCAGTCGAGCAGGGATGTCGGCAATTGGTGTAACGTATTCCGTAAGTAACAACCACTGTTCGTCCATTTCAGTTTCCTTTCTTAAGACGGGGACGCCTTTTCAGCGTCCCCTGCTTCAGGTCAATGGGAAATTCCCAAATCAGAATGGAATGTTGGCTGAATCGACAGTATCGAACTCATCACTGCCCGATTCCTCACGGCGACCCAGAAACTGGAAATTGGATGCCGTCATTTCCAATGATGCGGCAGGCGTGTTGTCTTCACGGAGGTAAGCGCGTGCTTCTTCCATCTCACCCACCACCATGATCTGCATACCCTTCTTGATGTACTGGTTGGCGGTTTCTGCCAGCGCGCGCCATGCGCTTACGCGATACCAGACCGTCTTTTCCTTGCTTTCGCCGGTGGTACGATCCTTCCAGCGTCGGGTCGTCGCTACGCTGAAGCTTGCCACTGGCGTGCCATTGGCCAGATAGCGCATTTCTGCGTCCCGACCCACGTTCCCGATGATTACGGTTTGTGCCCACCCTGCCATTGTCGTGTCTCCTTATGCTATAGGCCGTAAAAGACGTTGACTTGCAATGCAAAAAATAAGGCGCGTAAGCGCCTGTACTCACAAGGATGCATCACTCTGCGCTACGGCGATTGTGCCGTCGAGCATGGTGTAAATGCATTCGATCACTCTGTGCTCACGATCCGTCACCAACAAGAAGCCATTGCCTTCAACGAAGTTTTTGACTTCTTGCAGTTCGCAGTCTGTGGCAGCATAAATGGCTTTGATGAGGTGAATTTTGTGGGATGTGTTAGCAGGAGTGGCGACGCTGATCACCCGCGTATCAGTATTGAGATGCTTCTGCATCTCCAGAATCAGGCTTACCAGATCTGGAACGCTGAATGTTTCGAGTTTAGTGGCTGTTATCACGTCGGTGTCGCTTTCTCGCATCGAGTCAGAATGCGTGTCGAATCGTATTATAGCCGAATGGCCTGACCAGCGCAACCAACTGGTCAGGCTCATGGCTGAGGATCGTGCTTAGGCGCGAACGGGAAGTGAGTTCGCAAGCTTTTCGGGAATGCGACCACGTTCCACGTTATCTTCATCCTTTACCAGCAGGATGTGAACCCCGTTAGCGATGAATTCGCTTCTGTGGGTCTTGGCGGTTTCCTTCCACGTTCCTGTATAGAGCACGTCTCCATTGCGCAGGAAGTCGCCTTCTCGCGTGACGCTGACCATCTTCGATGGCTCGCGTTTCTGGGTTACAGGCTGCGGCGTGTACTCCGCTTTTACCTGGTTGGCGGTCTTCAGCAGCTGATCGTTCTGCTCGGCAAGGCGAGCATTTTCAGCCTGAAGCTGTTGTATCAACGTTAATGCGGATTCGTAGCGGCTCAGTAGTAGAGCTTTTGTCAGACGCATCATACCCTCCTATTTGGACTCTCTCGATTCTCAAAAAAGAAGGCAGCCGTGAGGCTGCCCTAACGTCACAGGGATGGACCGGTAAGCTCTGGCTCGATAGGGGCGACTAATGCGATCACTTCCTGAACGGTACTGTTCGGATGCTGGTTGAGCATGATCTCTGCCTGGCGCAGAGCCGCTGTATTTAGTCCATAAACTACTCCTTCTGGACTCACAATGAAGGTACGTCGTATTTGCTGCATTTTGTTTTCAACTAGCTGGTACATGTCGTGTCTCCTGGACTCAACTCACTTTTCAAAGGGGGAACCCTCTCTAGATTCCCTAAAAAAAGCCACCCCAAAGGATGGCTTGATGGGAATTTCCCATTCAGGATAGCAGTTGAACGGCCATCTGGCTGCCCTGCTGGAAAGTAGGCTCAACGCCACCATAGATCCAGTTGTGGTAGAAGACCTTCACCACCGCTTCATGAACGTAGGCAGGCACTTCGACCTGCTTGCCACGCACAAAGACGTATTGGGGCACCGCTGCGCCAGCATTGGCAAGAAACTGTTCGCGCTGATATTTGGAAATGGTGATCATGAGGCTTTTCCTTTTCTCTAGAATGTCAAAAAAGAAAAGCCCCACAAGGGGGCTTATTCTGAGCGGAACACCAGCCAGTATTCATTGGCATCCGACTGATCAGCCAGAAACTCACAGCGTTCGACTGAACCTAAGAAGTTGATGCTCCACGTTACATTCGCCCATTGATAGCGAATTGTCGTCTCTAGCTCATCTACCAGTGGCTTACCCATTGTCGCTACGTCCTGTGCATAAGCATAACGTAGCGCCTCTTTACTCGTCATGACTTCCTCTACTACAGTACCCATCTGTTCAATGTGAGTGACCATTTTGTATCCTTTGGGAAATTCCCATACGACATTGCATGGGGTTAACGGAACAGATCATCGTAGATCGTGGTGGTTGGCTCACCGCCTTCATCGAGCCAGTCACACCAGCTTCCATCAGGGGAAACCCACACCTGATGCGTCTCACAGAAGACCTTATCTTCCTCTGTGCGCGCTATGCCTTCTTCGTCACATTGTTCGAAGTAGCCCGCCATCTCAAGGATGTAGTCTACCGTCATGGGTAGCATAGGAAGTCTCCTTCTGTGCATGGGTATGCATCGTATCCATTAAGCTAATGGGGTAGAAAGAGGACAGATGGAGGTACGGGGATTAATCCATACCCACATTCTTCCCTCAAACTACGCTAGTACCAGGTGTACACCCATCAGGGTATACCCGTCACTAAGCCAGCGCACCACAGCGGTGTGACCATTGGCGCGGACAGGGATGTGTCCCTTATCCTGGGGGTAGTATTTGCCAATGTACCAAGCCGCGTCCTTGAAGGAGGAGAAGGTCGCCTTAGACTGTGCCCGTTCCCCGTAATCCAGGGACAGGGTTTGGTTAGAGCGAACGACGAGTTGTAGCACAGGCACGAGGTTACTCACAGCACACATCCTTCTGAGGGGAAACCCTCTCTAGATTCTTTGAAAAGACTCTTGACATGCAGTATACAGATAGTGTACTGATCAGTATACAGATAGTGTACTGAGGTGTAGGATGAAGAGTGTATGGGACCATTCAGAGGGATATGAGCAAATCAAGGCAGAAGGAAGAACCCAAGCCACCTGCTGGTAAGCAAGTACCCATGAAAGGGATGGGGGCGGACTACCGCATCAAGGATGACGGCACAGTAGTGCGGATGCTCTACCTCAAGGCACGAGTCCGTAAGGATGGCTTCAAGACCGTGACGCTTATTGATGGGGAAGGTGGGCGGCACACCTACCTGCTGCACATGCTGGTAGCACGTACCTTCCTGAAGCAGCCCCCTCATACGACAAGGGTGCGCTTCAAGGATGGCAGCAAGCTCAACTGCGCTGCTGCCAATCTGGAGTGGGTGTAAGAGCGCGCGCTTCTGCCAATGGGAATTTCCCATGAGGGGGGGACTACCCCCCCCTCTTCTCCTGGTATCGTGCCCTTAAGCAGCACATATACTGGCACAGTAGGTAGTCCCTGCGCCAACCCATGTACTGGTTGTAGAACAGCACGAACAGGGCAGTACAGCCCCCAGATGACACGATCACGGCGAGTATCAGTGGCATGATTTCCTCTCTGGATTCTTTGAAAATCCAGCGCCCGGCTGGCGGCAGCAATTTGTGTTCCCAACGGGGAAATCTATCTGGCGGCGTGTGTATAAGGAGGGGGTAGGTTCACTTTACGACATGCTGTATATGTACTTATAGCCTCTGCGATTCCGAGGCTCGAAAAACAATTTTCAACGGTAGGAGGAAGAGATGAAGATTCCAGTCTTGGACCCAGAAACCCGAGAAGTCATAGAAGGAATCGAGGTTTGTCCGCCCGACCCAACCCAGATTACTTTTCCAGGTCCACTGCCGGTGTTATTAGGGGAGGCTCCTTTTGGGAGTATTGCGCCTGATGAATTTATTCCACTCGATCCAATTGCGCAGGTGGAACTGATCGATGGGCGTAAAATCCTGACCACCAGAGAAGCAGGTAATCAGGTAGCGGACTACGTGCGAAATAAGATGAATATCCCATAATCCCTTCTCCTGGTATCTTGCCAGTCTCCAAACTGCATATACAATGAAGAAAAGGAGACGCGATATGAGACACTGCGCCATGTGTGGACAAGAGGAGACGCCCCAGAACCCCTGTGTGCTCTGGAAAGAGGGCAAAAATACAGAATTTGTACATGAACATTGTGCCCAGCAGCGGAACCGGCCTTACCGCAAGCAGCTCACGGTGCTTTTCGAGGTTAAACGACGGAGCTGGCTCGATCACCTGCTCCTTATGCTTTGGAGGATGTCTCATGAAGGTCAGACCCGGTAATGCCCAGTGGGAAAGTCTGTACAACCGCTGGCTCCACAACGGAAAGCCGAGATTTTTCGGTCATCTGGATCAGTCCTGGATGATGCTGCGTGACAATAACCAGCTCGTTTTCCTCGCCACCAATGTGTCGCAGGCAGGCATCAACAATCCCTCCGGTGTCCATCTCTAGACCATATTGACGGAACCAGCAAAATGGTAAGGGGCACGATAGACCATGCCCCTTCAACCCCCTATGACAAAACCACTCTACCAACTGAATCCGCGCGAGCGCGAACTGATTGATCTGGCGCTCGCGGGCAATCCCGATCCGTTTACGGATTTCTATTTACGCGGTCCAAATACGGGCACGTGGTGGCTGCCGGGCGCAAAACGCCCGCTGTGGAAGCGGGGATATGCCAAGCTGCACAAGTATTGGCTGGGTCACGACCGTCCAGTGCGTTTTGAATACGACGACAAAACCTTCATCGTACGGGCTGACCACGAAAAGAGCCGGGAATTTCCCGATCATCCGGCTTTTCACCACAATCACGGCTTCAAAATGCTGCCTTATGGGAAGGACTTCTTCCAGGACAGGACGCCTGTATCTGTCGTTGTCGGTGGCAAGGGCTGTATTGCACCTAACACGCGAATCTATGATGTGGAACAAAGCAAGTGGGTAGAAGCAGCGATCTTAGCAGAGCAGAACAGAGCGCCACTGGTCGCGGCCTGGACTGGAAGCGAGTTTGTTCCTATTCGTGCGTCGATTCCTTTTATCAAGGGGATCGATAAGCTCTACGAAGTGGTGATGCGGAGTGGGCGACGAGTTACAACGACCCTGAAACACGTCTTTTTAACCGAATCTGGCTGGCAGCCACTCGCCGATCTACAGATCGGCGCACGCCTGCTCGGATCCGTTGAATCCCATCCTCTGTCCAATCAGGAACTGTCTCAGCAAGATACGCCCAACTGGGACGAAATAGTCGAGATTCGATATGCGAACACGGGCGAATTCTACGATCTGCACGTTCCTGTTTGGAACAATTATCTTGCAGAAGGGTTAGTTCACCACAATTCAGGTAAAACTTTAAACGTCATTGTGGTGCCGCAGCTGATCTGGGCGGCAGTGTACGAGGATTTCAGGGGTTTTGCGCTGGCTCCAGAAGCTACTCAGGCCAACGAAGTGCTGCGCTTAGCCTGGCAGATTTTACAGGGAACGCTCTATTTAGAGCGATTCGTTCTGAACTATACACGGGGCCCCAACGCCTCAATGCGGGTGGGCAATGATTTAGTGGGGGAAACCAGTATCGAGTGCTACCCCCTGCTCAAGCGTGAGGACAAGCTGCTCACGCTTACGGGAGACACCGCAGCGGTGGATCAGGCTGAGAAGTTCGACAATCCGCGCAAGATCCTTCAGGACGTAGGCACGCGCTTTCGAGGGCGGGTGATTGCAACGGGTCGTCCGCGTATTGGCAAGCTGGCACTGGTTGCCAATGCCGACTACAACGACGAGCTCTTCCGGCTCTACGACATGCAGGAAACCGAGCCAGAACACTACAAAGGCATTACGGTATCGAGCTACGACAACATTCACCTGACCGAACGCGACCTGGAGAACTACGAGGTGTTCGCCGGAGATGACGAAGACGCCATCGACATCCACCTGCGCGGCAAGCGTCCACTGGGAAACGGCAAGGAATTCAGCCGTGACGTGATGGAGCGAATGCGCGACCCCTCTCTGGACGAGGAAATGGCGCAGGGCCTACAGTTTCAGCGTCCTGGCTACAGCCGGATGGAACTGCATGGGGCGGGGGTGGTGGAGTGGATGCTCCCGTATGCCGAAAACCATCATTATCTGGTCGTTTCCGATCCCGGCACGGGCAAACCACCGGAGCGCAATGCTTACGGGATCATGGTCTGGGACATTACCGGCTTTCCGGGCACGCGGGAAATTCCCATTCCAGCCAAACTAGCCGGGTTCATCTGGGGAGATGGGCGAGGCGACATCAAGACCTGGGCGAACCGCCATGCGGAACTGACCTGGAAATACCGCGCGTTGGGGCGAAATGCCTTTGATGCGACCGGTTATCAGGCGGGGTACGACGAATGGATGATGATTCTGAACAATCTGATGAGCGAAAAGATCAATTTATCGGGAAACAGCAAGGCATTGTGTCTGAATGCCGCCAAAATGCTCACGTCCAGCGGCTACATTCGGATGCCGCGTGATCTACCCGGTCTCTACAACCAGTTACAGCGTTACGACTTTCAGCAGGACAAAACCACGCCCAAGCTCAAACAAGACCTGGTAATGACGTTCATCATGTCCGCGTGGTGGCTTCAGCGTTTATGGTATGTCGTGATTGGCCCTGAAACGACGACGATAGAAGGATCAAACTACTATGAAGATCGCTACGAACGCTTCCTGGAAACGCGCGAAAGCGCGCCTCATCTTTAGGCTGCTGCCTACGCTCAACAGGCTTACCAAAAAGCTGCTCTATCTGTCTATTCACAGCCAGATTCGGCTCAACCGGCTGCGCACAAGTCTCGGATTACGCTGGATTCAGCCAGAAGAGAGCTATTTCGAGAACAGCAGCGAAGACCGCTACTATCGCGGTCTGGAAGACCGCTAGAAGGGGCAGAAAGCATGATCCGCAGTGGGAATTTCCCGCCACTTGACAGACAGATAAGTTGATTTACAATCAATGTAGCAGTCCCCCGCTTTTTCTCCACTGAAAAACCCATTCCATGATCTATACTCCACAGAATACGCTCCCCGGAAACGAGGCGCGAAAATCCAGTAATGAGCTGGCGATGGCGCTGCTGCAGCTCGATCTTGCCAGCGGGCGGCTGCCTGCTGGATTTCCGCTTGTCGAATGGCAGGAACAAAAGGCTCGTTACGACTACTACTGGTCGTGGGCCAACGGGACGCTTCTCGAAGACATCGCAGGCAAAACCAAAGACGGTAAACCGGTCTACAGGTATCCCCTAAAGATCAATCCGGTGCGGAATTTCGCACGTAAACATGCCGCGCTCTTGTTTGGAGAAGTGCCCGATACTCCTGCTCCCCTGGTCAGGACCCTCGTTACGCCCAAAACGCTCTACGGTAATCCCACAGAACGCTCCAAACAGGATGCTGAATTCTGTGCCGGGGTTGTAAACGAGGTCTGGCAGTCCAGCAATGGACGTTCCATCCAGTACGAAAATGGTGACATCAGCCAGTGGTTGGGCGGCTCGGTTTTCGAGATCACCTACGTACCCTGGCGTCGGGATCTGCTGATTCCGATTGTGGTGCATAATATCTCGCCGGATTTTGTCCTCCCGGTCTGGAATGCTGACAATTACTACGATTTATTAGAAGCGTGGGTTGTCTATTACGTAGCTGGACGCACGGCAGAGAAGATGTGGGGCATCAAACCACGCAGCGGACAGGAAAACGTACTCTACGTCAGTCACTGGTCGAAAGAATTCAACACACGCACGGTGGATGGGGAAATTCTGGAAGTAACCTACCCTAACAACGTTAAAATCCGCTACGACAAACATCCCAATCCTTTTGGATCCGTGCCGATTAAATATATTCCCCGTCTGCGTGAAGGAGGGCCCTATGGTTCTTCCTTTATCCCTGACATCGCTGGGCTGGCGCTGGAATACAACAGTCGTCTGGCTGACGTGGGCGACGCGATGCGCAAGACCGTCCAGCAGCGCTACGTAGGACGAAACATCACCGGACAGATTAATCCCAATAAACCGCTTGACGACAAGGGGAACACCTACATCGACATCGGCGTGCAGAATCCCGCGCTTGACGACGCGCCTGAACTCAAGCCGCTCGATCCGCCCAAATGGTCGGACTCTTTCAACACTCATCAGGGTTCTTTATGGAGCCAACTGCTCCGCGAAGGCGGATTAGGCCCCATCGCCTTTGGGGAAGATGAGGGCAGTCAGCGCAGCGCCCTTACGCTTGCTTTCCGCATGTGGCCTTCCACCATCGTCGCGAAAGCACAGCGCACTTTCTGGACAGACGGGCTAAACGAAGTTGCTAAAGTGATTCTGCACATGGCAGCCGAAAAGCGGATACAGGTGGCAAGCCGTTCCGTCCCCTCCAATTTCGAGCAGCTGGTCGATATTGCGCAGGACTGGCTGCCGATGGTGCCGCGTGACCGAGAAGCACAGGTAAACGAGATTGTGGTGCTGGTACAAGCAGGTCTGAAAAGTCCTGAAAGCGCGCTGGCAATGCTGGGCGACGTACCTGACGTGCAGGAAGAGCTAAAGCGTGTGGAAAAACACCTTCGCTTCATGTCCGAAATCAGACAATCACAAGCGCCTGGCGCTGCTCAGGCAGGCGAAGGCGCAAAACAGGACGTGGTGCAGCCGGAAGTTAGCACCGGTTTACGTGAAGATTCTTAGGGGAAAATTATTCTTTAAAGGCACTTCTGCCGCAATAAGGAGTTTATTATGCCCGATAATCTGCCCCCCGACAGCGTGGAACAGGACGGACAGCCCCCTGTAACACCTGTTGGGCAGACCGAAGATTGGGAAGCTCGCTATAAGGGGCTTCAGCGTGAATTCAACAAGCTGCAAGCCACGCACAAAGCGACTCAGCAGTCCTTCACCGAAAAGGCTCAGGAGTTCAATACCTATCGAATCTCGCAGGAAGATGCACTAAAAGCCGCAGCAGGCGAACAGACACAGCTTCAGGCAAAGATCGAGGCATTGAATGGTGAATTTGGGCACGCTCAGGAAACTATCCAAAAGCAGGAACTTCTGCTGAACGAGCGGTTGGTAAAGGATGAGCAGCGTAAGCTGCTGCTGGAAGCGCAGCAGAACGATCTCCTACCCCTGTTCGAACTCGGACATTTCCGACTCGACGGCGTGAAGGATGTCGAAGCTGCCAAGACCAGCGCTATGGCTTTCCGCCAGTCGCTTCAGGGTATTGTCCAGCAAGCCTATACAGGGGCAGCGCCGCAAACTCCCGCACCGCAGTCCACACAGCCAACCGGGAAGTCACGCGAGGAACTGGCAGCTTACCTGCAAGACCCAGCGAACTGGAACAAGCCCGAATTCCCTGCATTTGAACAGGCTTTTCTTACCCTTTCGTCCTAATCATATACACACCGCAGGATACCGAAATGAGCGATGAAAACTTCTGCATCAGCATTACCGTTGGTGTGGCCGGGACAGACCCCATACAGCGACAGTACGAAGTACCACGCAGCACCGGCTTTGGTTACAAGGTCAATGAAGCGCCCACCCCCGACTGTTTTCGCATGTTCTGGGGACGAAAAACCGTGATGGTGCCGCTGCGCAACCTGATTCTGGTTGAAATGGATCTCTAGATTTACTGTGGTGCTTCAGGAGACTTTCTCATGGCCGCACCAACCACTTTCGATACTGGGTATCCCCAGAATCCCTGGGAACAGGTGACGAGTAAGACACTTCCGTTTTACGTGCCCACACTCTACCGCACGTATGCACGACAGGCTGTCTTCAACCGCTTTGTTTCCATCCGCTTCAACATGAATGGATTGGGCGCTGAAGAGATGTATCTCGACAGCATTATCAGTCCACACGCCAACCACGATCCGATTGGAGCGCGTGACCGCTGGGTCAACAGCTCGTATCTGGACACCATGCGCCGGAAGATCGTGTTCGAGAGTTAACTACCGCATAGCTCTCATTAAACCCGCTCTGATCAATGGGGAAAGCACAGGGATGTGTAACCCTCAAGAAGGTTCCTTAACAACTGAATGTCCCCGATGGTTTAACTCTTTCATCCTGAAGAAGCATCGTTCTCGTAAAGCACGCTGGTCATCAGTTAATCGGCCACCGACTTTCATCTCTGTGAAAGATTGCTGAAATAGGATAAGAAGTTCGGCTTGTGGTTTTTTGATCACCAGATAGGGAAGTATTGCGCGACAGACTTCAACGGACTTGGATCGCTCCAAAATCCATTCGTACTTGGTCTTCCATTCAATGCGAACTTCTCTAGTGTAGGTGAAACCACCAAAGTGTTCCTGCAACCAATCAATTAGTACTCGGTCTGTAGACACCACATAAAGCCGTCCAGTGTAATCAATTCGTGGTCTTTTTCCGCCGCGATAGATGTTGAAACAACCCTCGCCATCGAGGATGCCCGCTAAATAAGCGAGCGTAGTATCTGTAACCATGATGTACTCCGTCTAAGACTAAGTGCATTATAACACAGAATAATTCAGTTGTGAATACCGCTTGCAGAGACTGAGTGAGTGGGGCGGCGAAAGCCGTATGCGACAGTCCGACCTCCGCCAATAATCCAAATTCTATGAAAGCGGAGAACTAGGCAGAAATGACCTAGCCATCACCAAGCACCTTAAAAACACGTATAGCACGCAAGCGCTCCACAAACTGAAACGCGGGTGTCCAATCAACCCCTTTCGAGGTCTGTGTAAGACGCCAGCTAATGAATTCCAAGACGAGATCAACATCGAAGCGTTTCTTTGCTGGAATCAGAGTGTATTTGCCATTCGACCACCACATTTGGGGCAAGTTTCCCAGCGCTTCATCGGTTTTTCCCTCAGCTATACGTGTGATTATAACATAGTTTGGTGATAGTAACAATCTGTATGCGGGCAAGCTGGCCTTCCACGAGTATGATGCGCTGATCAGCCGCTATAAGCTGGATGGTCGTCAGGGTCTGCTCGACATCATCACTTCGCAGGATGGTATCGGATCGATGATGACGTGGACTTTAGATAAACTCGCTCGGGATGCTTTCTACCGCGCACCTTACGCCATCTACGGCTCTAGCTCAGGCACGTTCTTCGACACGGTGGTCTCGACCGACCTGATGACGACCCAGCTGCTGGACGATATCAACCTCGGCATGAAATATCGTGATGTTCCGTTAAACACGTTAGCAGCGTAGCGGAACTAAAACTCTCTCTGATCTACGGCGAAACTCCAGTGGTGGACAACGCCTAGCAAGGTTCCTTCGAAATTATTCGAATACCGGCTACAACGACTGAGCGAGAGAGGCTGCGAAGAGCAGTATGCAACAGTCTGAACTCGGGCAATAACCCAAACATGAAACCCGAGAGGAGGGCCCGAAGCGGTTCTCCCACTAGCACCTTAACAACTTAAGTTCTTTCAAGCGGATGTGGTACTCATAAAGTCGAGTGCGTTCCTCTTCTGAGAGGTCATAGGACATGGTGAAGCGAAGCTCACAGGCTTCTTTCATCAATAACATCTCAGTTCGTTTTTTGGAAGGCATTAAGCCTTCCGAGAGTTGAACAATGATGTTATAGGTCGGAGACCAGCCATATCATTCTCCGCATGAACTTAAGTTGCTATAATATACCTTCATACACGGTATTGTGCTAGGGGTAACAGAATGTCGCGCAGACCTACGATGGCAGCCCTGGCTCTATCATCTGTATTACCACGCCGGGCGTGATCCACGACCTCAAGAGTGAAGCGGGAACGGGCACCAACGTCACCAAGACCTGGCTGGATGTCATGGCTTATGGTGATGGCATTCGTCTGGTTCGTGGTGAAGTTGGCAGCTATCGTGGCGTACGCTTCGTGGAAACCAACGATGCTATGCTCTGGAACTGCGGTCGGATTGTCGCTCAGACTGCTATCAAGTCTCCGGTCGCAGCGGGCGATGGTGCACCAAATCCCGCCACAACCCAGGTGGATAACACCTTCTATGTCGGACAGGCGGATGCCACGCATACCGTGACAGTAGCCAGCTCGACTGGCTTCGCGGTCAATGACCGTGTCAGCCTGCACGTGGATCGTACGTCGGACTTTGGTGTCACCAACGGCGCAGACTACCGCGATGGCAAGTTCATGACGCGCCGGATCGTCTCTATCCCCGATAGCACGCATCTGGTCTTCGACGAACCCATCATGGAAGAGTTTACGACCGATCTGGGTGGCACGGTTTATGGGTACGTGACGCTGGGCACGAACATTCACGGTTCGGTGTTCATCGGTGCCAACGACGGCGTGGTTATGGGTGTGCTTCAACCCCCGCAAACCTACGTGCTGGAGCCGATTGACGACCTCAAATCCCAGTGGCGCGCGGTCTGGAAAGCACGTCTCGGTTACAACGTCTTCCAGCCGAAGGGCTTCGAAGTCGTGTTCTCGGCAGGCTCGGCTCGTGAGAAAGGCGCGCGGTTTATCCGCTGACGATGAATTGGGCAACGTATCGCACTCAGATCAGGCGTAGTATCCTCAAAGAAATCACGCCGATTAACTGGACCAATGACAGTCTGCTCGATGCCTGTGGCTGGGCGCTGGATACCTTCTGTGCCCATACCGCAATCGCAACCGGCGTGATCTACGAAGCGCCAGAGCAGATGGTCGCGTTGCCTGATGATGTGTTTGGCGATCTGGAAGTCACAGGGCTGGTTTATGTTCTGACCAGCCCTGTTCTGGTCATCAAACCCGCTAGTCTCCTAACGTATGAGGACACGCAATCCACTGTCTACAGCATCTGGGGCAGCACGCTCACGTTCTCGACTGTCCCTGAAGCAAATGTGGCGCTGCGCTACTTTACCTACTATCCCCATCCCACTGATGACAGCAGCGAAATTCTGCTGCCGCGCTGGGCGCACAATGCGGTCGCGCATCTGATTGGGGCGCTGGCATTGACACAGGACTCGGTCAACAGTTCGGGAATTTCCCGCTGGAACACCAAGAAGGAATCAGGTGATCCCGAAGACAACGCCCTACGCATTCAGCAGGCCCATCTCTTTAAGGTCTACGAGAACGAGATCAACCGCTTTCCCCGTCAAGATCGGTTGAACTACTATCAGAAGCTGATGGTCTGATGGACACCAGCATTCGCAACCTGCTCCAGGATCATGTTCGGGACACGCTGCAAGACCAGATGATCGATCTGGTAGACAGCACGGACTCACCTCTGGGGTTGGTGAAAAGTGGCAAGCTGCAAGCCGATCCGACAGTGACGCGGCTGAACCTGCTGGTACGAGAGGGTGGCGACGAATATCCCGACATCTTACTCCCCCGCGACTATGCTCCTGTACCCGCCCCGGTTTTTGAGCTGGGAGGTGGGCAAATGTGGCTGCGGCGCTTCACCTGTTTCTACGAACTGTTTTATCTAGGTGAAAGCAACCGTGATGCTGCACGGAGCAGCGCCTACGTGATTTTCTCCCGCTTTGCCAAAGTGATTCGGGAAATTCCCATGTCTGGTCTCTCGGATACCTTTGGAGAAGCCGCCATCCTGGTACGCATTACCAAACAGGTGATGCGCGAAGGAGGCGGCCCTGGTTCGTTCATCTGGCGTGGCGAGCATTACATCGAATTCCTGACGGAGATGACGTGAAAGTCCTGGCGCTGCATTTTGCTGCTGACAAAACTCCCAGCAGCCCACAGATCTATCGGGCAAACATGCCGCTTTACGTCTTAGGGCAGCATTCCGGCTGGCAGTGCGAAGTCGAGCAGTGGGGCAATATTCTGGCAGAGCGGGCGCAATATGGTATCCAGGCGTTTGTGGCTCTGGCTCAGGCGTATGATCTCTTTATCTTCCCCCGCATGACCGTCCCCAAAGGGGCAACACTCGACGCCCTGAAACCCCTCTTCACCCTGATCAGAATGGCAGGAAAGCACATCGTCTACGAAGTGGATGATGACTTTAGCAACCTTTACCGGGACATTGGGGCAGATGGCGCGATGGCACTGGCGGCGTGGTGTGATGCGATTACCGTGACCACGCCCTATCTGTCCCAATGGATGGAACGGTGGACACACCGCCCTACCTTCGTGCTGCCCAATATGCTGCACCCGGACATCTGGCGTAAGCCAGAGAACCGCTTATTCCATGAGGGATTGGTAATCGGGCTATCGGGCAGTCCCACCCACAGCGGAGATTGGCAGGTACTCGAAACTGTACTGCCGCGCATCCTGGAGGAAAACCCAACCGTGCGGCTGCGGATGACCGGCTTTCACCCCCCTTACCTGCAAGAACTGCCGCGCACAGATTATCTTCCCCCTAATGACTATTCGGGATATGCCGAAATCGTGCGTTCGTGCGACGTGATCCTTGCGCCAGTTGATCCGCACGATGAGTTCAACCGGTCAAAGAGTCCAATTAAGGTTATTGAAGGTATGGGCGCGACCCGCCCATTGGGAAATTCCCACGCCGGAGCAGCCTGTATCGCCACCGATAATCAGGTGTACCGGCTGGCAATCGAGCAGGAGCAGAATGGACTGCTGGTAGAGCATACCTCCGAGGGTTGGTATCAGGGGCTTACCCGGATCATCCGAGACGAAGCGCTTCGAACGAAGCTTCAGCTTCAGGCGCACCGCTCGGTTTGGAAACGCTTTGATGTGACCATCCACTGGACGCTGTGGGCGCGCGCGTACCAGAAGATCGTTTCCCGCCCAATCAATCGCGTAACAATGGAGGCTTCATCATGAGTGTACCTGCTCAAGCTACAGAATGGGGCATTGCCCTACAAAGCGCAAAAGTTGGCGACGGGGTTTACACCACCTCTAGCTATGACTGGCATCGCTACCGCGTTCCCACCATCACCGGTGGTGGAATGCAGGATCAGGCGACTCTACCGCTGGAACTCGGCGGCATTATCACCCCAACGGGCGGCTACAAAAGTGGCGCGTATTTCGTCCAGGAGGTGGACATTATTCCCCGCCTGGAAGATACCTTTGGCTGGCTGCTGCTGGCTACCCTGGGCAATGTCTCTTCCGTCACGGGTCAGAAGTATAGCAACGCAGGGTGGGTGCCTAACGTGGGCGCGGTCGGACATCTGTTCCGCTTCAACCCTACCGATTCAGCTTCCCTGCCCTGGCTGTCAGCGCGTATGAAGATTCCTGGAAACACGAGCGCGGATATTCGTGGTATTCTGGGCTATGACTGCAAGGCATCCGGCTTCCGCTTCAACATTCCTGGCGCTGGTCTCATTACGGGCCGATTTGGCGTTCAGGGGCGCGTGCCTACGATGCCGAACAACACCAATACACTGGGCTGGACGTGGGCTAACCAATTTGAGGGCAGTGATACAATTGCCCATGCCGGACTCGGCTCGATGACCATTGGCTCCACCGTTCCTAAAGTGACCGGTCTGACGATGGACATTGTGAACACGCTGTCCAGCCCCCGTGACGAATTCGTGGTAGGGGATTTCTTCCCCGACGACGTGGCGGTGCTCACTCGCGCGGTGCGTATGCGCGCCAGCATGAAGTGGGAAAACAGCGACATCTGGTCGCTGCTGATGAACGGCAGCGCGACAGCAGAGACGTGGTCAGCACTTCCCTACTTCTCGGAGACAGCAGGCAGTGTACGTGGTTTCTTCTTCGAGGCGCAGTCTCCCGCGACCATCCCTGCCACCAGTGTTTCCTACGCGCTGCGCGTGATGGCCGACAACGTCATGATGTCATACGACCCGAATTCACTTCGTTTGCGCGCGGGTGGATTGATCGAGTACGTTGTTAACCTCGACGTGCTCCAGCCGGACGACTCGGCACTGCCCTACGTGCAGGTTGCGTTGGACAATGCGGTTTCTGGATACGTGGTTTCGTAACGCCTGCCAGAGAGAGGCATAACAACCTCTTTCTGGTATCAATTTCCTCCACTAACCTTTTATCTATGAGCAGGAGAATAGAAATGTCACGAATTGTAAGCAAGCCATTGAGCAAAAGCTTCGAGATCGAAGACCCGGAAGGAAGCTGGAACGTTGGCTTCCGCCAGATGACAGAAGGAGACTACATCGAGGTTGGCGATCTGACCAGCCAATCCGATTACCTATACGACGAGAATGGGCGCTTCATTGGCACGCGCGTGCTGCGTAACAACCGTCGTGCCGAGCGCAGGGCAATCTGGCGTACGCTCTCCAGCTGCGACCTGACCTACGAAGATGGAACGCTGATCTTCGAGGCAAAGGATGGGTTGGTGCGCAAAGAGATGAACGAAACCAAGTTCAACGAGCGTTGGGATCTGCTGCCGCAGGCACTGGCAGACGTAATCGTGGAGAAGTTCTACGTTACCAATCCGCCTGAGGGGGAATAACACGCCATCTCGGGGAGTTGAAAGAAGCAACCCAGAGGTGGCTGGAATACGAACGCGCCCTCTCTCCCTCACTCGGTGATAGTCCCGAAGATGAGGCATATCGGATCAACCTTCGGGAAGGAGCAGTGGAAACGCCGGAACAGCCTGAGTCCCTTGCAATTCTCAGACATCTCCGGCGTTTTCATATCCCAATGTGGTCGGGTGCCTATGCCGACCAGCCGCACTATCTGATGTTGGAACTGAACACCATTATTGAAGTCGAGATCGAAATGGAATCGATCTGGCACACCAACGAACTCCTCGCGCTCCAGAAGACCGCAACTTAAGGGTTGTCTTCCAGGTAATCGTCCACTTCTGTCTTGGCATCTCTCAAATCCGCGTGAGTGGGAAAATCAGGGTTCAGGTGATGCCCATTATTGGGTAGGAAGCGACCACGACTATAGTCGTAAGTTACGTCTCGCTCCCGCTCGATTTCGTCGATCTTGTCCTCAGACAAATCATCATAGGGACTCATCAGTTTTTCCTTTCATGGGAATTTCCCATTACTCTTCTGGCTGATACGTTTCTTCCCAGTCTTCATCAGGTGTAGGAACCCACTCTGCCCAATCGGGAGGGTGAAACGGCCAAGTAGCACGCTCGCTTCCCATATAGATCGTTGTATGTCCGGCTTCCTGCTGTATTCGTGCAATTTCTGTCCAGTGTAGCCCTTCATTTTCCAGTTTAAGTGCGACATCTATCCATTGCGACCCAGCCGCTTCCAGTCTGTGTACCACCTCCAACTCTTTCTCGGTCATATGTCCTCCAGGTGATCTATGTCACTCTCTGATGATCGGTTTGATGAACTCTTTAATTCTAACCCCAATTCGGAAGAATCCCAAAACGATCCTTTCCAGACTGTTCATCCAGGTATTCAGTGGGGTGGTTTACCCGACTGGGCACAGAAGGAGGTAGGTCGCTACCAGCAAGCGCTGGAAGGGCAGCCTGCTGCTGTCGGAAGACCTGGTCGCCTGGAATTACTGGAAACTGAGGATATTGCTGGACGCCCTACAACCCTGTTTAAGTTC